TGTGCGATTGGAGAATGTCCGGCCGAACAAGGCAAAACATACAACCCGCAGTAGAATATGCTGCAGAATCATCAAAATGTGCGAGTCGGAGAGGAATGTCGTTCCTCAAACACGTAGCACGTGATGTTTGTGACCTAACAATAGGCACATCAAGAGCAGTTCATTCCGGTGTGTCAACGTACACTGGAGTGAACAAAGATCGGATAACTCGCAACCTGGCTACAGAGGGAAACGAGTTTCTGAGGACGAGGCGGCCTGAGCTCAGGGTCGCAAAACCAATGTTGCCTCGCCCGATAAGGGAAGTGAGGTTCAACGTCAAACCGGCTCTCTTGAAGAGGGAGTCGAAGCGTGTTCTAACGAGCGCGAGCGCTAGTGCAAGCGCGGCGGTGCTCCTTGGCAAGGAGAACTACACCGGGGAGACGCCAAAAGAGACACTGGAGTTAGCCAGAGAGTCTCTGGGCCGGGAGTCGGTGAGGACGGCGGTCCCACCAGCGACGAGACTGTTCCGGCAGTTGGTAGAAGGTCTGGGGGTACCGCTGCAGTATCGCCCAGATGTACGGGGTCATGATGCAGCGGCCACATGCAGGAGGGCATGGGTGATGAAGATGGAGTCGATGTCAAGGTTCGGACAGGTTGGGATGGTGTCGCCCGGCCAGTCAGAATGGCATTGCAACCCAAATGGGGTTGCGTATTACCACGATGTGGATGGTGGTGTGGATCCCGCTCGTATGGCTAGGCCATGCATGCAGTGCCAAACAAAGCGCTGCAAGCTGTACGAGCAGGCTCGTGAGGATGGCCGAGTGGTGGATGGGTCTTTGGCAAAGGCCGCGGCGCTGTTCAAGCGTGTTGAGGTTGATTTTCTTTGGCTTGTGAACATCGAGCCAAATATGCCGGCAGACGAGATTCTGTCACTGATGATGACCGCTCGAATAGAGAACGGGTTGTCATGTTCGCACATCGATTGGCGTGTGCTGGAGAATGGGTCGAGCTACTGCAAGCTCACCTCACAGGAGACTACCCAGGTGGGGAATAAGGTCTTCAGTGAGTTTGAGAGTGCTGGGCAATATACCCAGGATCTGGAAAACGTCAAGGCGATGTTTTCGGCGACGTTTGGTGTCGGGGCGGCGTTGCGAAGGACTGTGATGGGGCGAGTCGGGACGAGTGTGCTGATGGAGCTGCAGTTGGACCACGGAGGGGTCGCGAGGAACTTTGTGCCTGACAGGGCGCAAAACTACCTCATCCCAGTGCCTCATCCAACCCGGGGCTCTTACTACCTGAGGGTAGAAAAGAACGGGTTCGATCGGGTGCTGGGACAGTACCGCACGGCAGCGGAGAAGACGGTGGATGGGGCGAAGATTATGTTGCGTCAGGCGAACGTAACATACTCAGTGTCGGGGACGGCACTGACGCCGCGCTTGGAGATGAGCGCCACGAATTCGGAGTTGCTGGCCATATGGATGGCAGCATACTCCCAAATAATGGACACGATGTCAAATTCCGTGTCGTTGGGGTCGTTCAAGGTGGAGAGGACGGTAGCTGGTGTCGAGCTATCATTAAGAGGAGCATTGTTTTCAGCTGCGAACAAGCTGGCAAACAATGCCCTTGATGATGGCTCGCCATTTGCATCCCCGAAGGATGTGCGTCGGTGGATGTTGGCCTGTGAGAAGGACGGGCGTATTCTGACTCTTGACGAGATTTCGGAATACGCCTATGACGAGGTGTACGGGCACTCGTTTGCGGTTGATCTTGCGATCAACAAGATTTCGACCAGTTGGGATCGCGTCATACGCGCTATTCCAAATGGTCGTCAGATCATTGAGATGCTGAAAAGCGTCACGCGAACGAGTTGGAAGATGGGGTTCCGTGCTGTGGATGTGGTGGCGAAAGTGTTGCTGATGGTCGGGAAATTCGAGTGGGAATTTCTGGGATTCATCTTTGATGTATCCATTCATCTGTGCCGGCTACTTGGGATTGGGCACGAGGGCCTGATCAGGTCGCAGGCATGGATGGATGTGATGCATTCACCACTTGGAAGCATCTGGAGGGAGATCCAGGATGCACAGAACCTGCCGTTCCAAGCGGCAGCCATAGCGATTGTGGAATCAATCGCAACAAAGTTGGTCCCAGACCCAGCAGTAGTAGATCTAATGCTGAAAGAATGTCTGGCAACGCCCGACGTGGATGTGCCCACGTTGGAGGAGATGACGAGGAGGCAGGCTGCGTTGAGGGAGCAACGCATCAATGAACTTGTACAAGGTGAGGTGTACAGAGTTCCGATCGTGCGGCTCTTAACAGAGCTCAAAATGTTTCTCGGGCGGTTCAACTCTAGGGTTGAACGGTTCGAGATGTTTGGAGCTATGTTGGGAGAGGCGAAGGAGCGCAGTGCGAAGCTGCCGGAGGAGGTGATGAAGATGTTGGAGGTTGCGAGGCGTGAGCTGGCCGAAATCGTGGACGAGGTGCCAGAGGTGGTGCGGAGCGGCGTGGTTGACGGGGAGAGGAGTGTGTACTCCTTGACTGGAAATGCGGTTGGCGGTAAACCCGTGCCGATGTTTTCGTTCGAGGCGCAGGAGGGAATCGGAGCGCCGTTGACCGGCCCACATGCGTTGTCGACGCTGTGGGAGGAAGGTCTGACGGCGGCTGTGTTGGGCCCGGCAGGAGATGTCGTGTGCCGTGTGAAGAGGCTGCCGCGTTTGGCAAACGGGCAGGCGGATTTCAAGGAGATCCATGAAGAGATGCGGGAGACCGCGAGTGTGTACATGGAGGAGTGTGACGCACCCGGGGGGCTGCCCTTGCCGAGAAAAGGCCAGTACGTCTTTTCACCCGATGCTAAGGGTGGGAAGATGCTGGAAAATATGTGCCTGAGAACCAGCTACGGGTTCTCGAATCAAGAACTTGTCCATGGGCCTGGACAATATAACCGGCACCAATTGCATGATTGGTTGACCGCGGAAGCCGACAAGGCAACGATAGCACCTGTGAAGCAGATGCTCAATCTTGCCAAGTCCCGTACGGGGGTTGCCCCTATCCCGTACATCATGCACATCGAGGGGTTGGCGATGGGGGGGAAGTCGAAGGGTATCCGATCCTGGATATCGAATCAAGACTGCGTCGTAGTGAGCAGCAACAAGTTGAAGGGCGAGTGGCAGGATGAGTTGGGCAAGTTGGAGCCTTTGAAGAGGGCTTCGGTGTTCACCCAGCACAAGGCGTTGTCGCAAGACTGTGCCCGCTTCGTCATCGTAGACGAGGCGTACACATTTGCGACGCCGCACTTGGACATGCTGCGACGGTTTCCGAGCGCCCTCGGATTCATAACGATTGGCGACGCTCGCCAAATCAGGGATGTCTTTGCAGAGGACACCCCCACCCTTGATCCCACCAATGCACACGTGGTGGCAATTGCACCGGTATCATTTGTTCCATATGATGCCTTGATGCTGTACTTGAAGATCACAAGTACACCCATCGTCCCAGAGTTCTACTACTCGGGGACAACAATGGAACGAGGCCTTTACTATGAGGTCAGCGAGGAGATCGTTCGGGTCGCACCCGATGATGCATGCATCACCATGAAGCAGGATAGTAAACTGCTCATGATGGCTCGTGGAAACAAGCTGTGTCTGACAGCCCACGAAGCACAGGGAAGTAGGTCCAGGCAGACCTTCATCCATTCAACTGAGCCATTCGGGGCTTGTCCCGATTTTGCCAGTTTCTCAGAGCGATCGCATGCTGCGCATTTTGCGGTTGCGATCACGAGGGCGAGAGAGCGCACGACTTTTGTCGTGCACGACCGGAATACGGCGAAGGTGATTCCGTACATCGATGTTGATAGCATCAATGGTACGGTTTCGCGCTTGCCGACAGAATTTGTGTTTGGAGACAGCACTTTCTGTTTGATAGAGCCGGTTGTGTTCGGAGAGGTGGAAATGGAGCGTGTGAGTGATGATGTTGTTGCTTCGACTGGTATCGAAATGTTATCCATTCCTTTGAAAGGAACTTTTGGCAGTCTCATTGATGAGACAAATACTGAAGCATTCGCCAAGGAGCGAATTGTGACAGTAGTAGATGTTGATGATGCCGTCAACATCAAAGCGGATATGATCCCGAAGGCTGTGCCTTTGAGTGAGACTATGCTGTTCAACCCAGCGGCTGTGCCTGGTACCGGGCCAGTGAACATGCTTGAGCGCATGACGATGCCGGAGAAGGTGGAGAAGCGGGATTACCTTAGTGCGGAGAAGGTAATTGATGAGATATTCCTGAAGTTCATCGATCGGAAGATGTTCTTCTCCATGATCGACAACGATCGTGGGAGTATCAAAAGGCAGAGTAGGGAGCAGGTGCTGAAGATGGCTCGGGCAGAGCAACTCAGAAGGATGGACACGGACGGTCTCTCCTTCCCAAAAAACGAGGCGGCGAAGAAGCAGTGTGTGATTGGTGGTTCACTCAAGACATTGAGTGTTACTGCTATGAGTGCAACGCAGCTTTTGCTGTTCTCGGACGTGTCTGACAAGCTGACACACGCATGGGGGCGTTCCCTAAAACCTGGAATCATGACCCCAATTGGTTTCACGAAGCCTGAAGTGGCTAAAATGCTCGGTTCTTTTACGAGTACTTGGGAGTTGGACTTAGAGAAACAGGACAGTACACATTCAGTTGTGGCTGTCATTGTTTTCAGCAAGTTCATCGAGATGGTGGCGGCGCGAGTGGGAATGGCAGAGCTAGTGCAGGAGATTCGTTTGCAGCGAAGGATCGGCGATATGGCCGGCACATTGAAGATCGTGATGGGGACTGGTCTTGGTTCAGGTGACGCCTGGACCCTAATTGCCAACTGCATAATGGCAATTACAAGTATGATCTGTAGGTATGAAGTGCCTGCAGTCTTCCGGATGGTACAGACTGGTGATGACACCACTGTAGACCGGAAGTTTAAACTTCGAAAAGTGGCGATACCTGGGGCTGAACGTGTGGTTTTCAAAGAACTTAGCGTTTCAGTCTTGGCAGGTCGTCCAAGCTTCGTTTCCCATGTCAGCATCAACGAGGAGGTGCAGATTGCGAAGCGACTCCGCGGCATCATCAAGATGGCCACAGCTCCACGCACACTGGCGGAGCATCTCGCATACGGGGTGGAGATGAAGGAGTACAAGAAGGTTGTCAACATTCTTGGACTCGGTGCTTTTGCTGAGGCACATCAAGCGATCTTCAAGAGTGAAGCTGATGTGTTGGAGCAAACTCTGACACAATGTTGGAGCATCCTTGAGAAGAACTATTATGATCTTCCCGAGGAGATGAGGCTGCAAAGTGAGGATGAGCGAGGCTGCGTAGTGAAGCAGCGGAAGTGGGGCTGTTTCGGGTATGCTTTGGCATATGCCGTGGAGAGCAACGTGGCTGCAGTGAATGCACTGGCGAAGTACAGTCGCAGTGTTTCGCAAGAAGAAGCCATCGAGGCATGCCACGTGAACAAAGCGAAATACTGGGTAATTCGCGAGAAGTTCGAGGAGCGAGGATTGAAGAGCGTCACTGACCGTTATGTGGACGGTCGAGAGACGCAACCGGTTGTGGTTCTATACAGGGACCATGCCATATGCCTCTCCAACATTTCGTCCTACGTAGCTAGGACGAATGGAGGAAAGAGGTACCGAGTCGATCTTGTTACTGGTAACTTGATTGACTGTGATCCAGATTTTTAATCTGGATGAGAACAAAGGAGAACAAAGGAAGATGTGGACGGCTTTGGATGCGGGATAAGGATATTATTTCCCCCGTTACCTTAGTCGTATACTCAATATTTAAACAAGTAGAGATCACACCGATCTCTGCTTGGGCAGGCGAAAACTCTTTATGAGTGAGTAGTTCAACATCGCGGAAACGCTTTGTTGATAACACCAAAATATTGTACTATTGACCAATTCTAGAATGAGACTGGGCCTAACTATCGGCGTTAAATGTAGTCGTCTGTTGTACGAGACCAACAACAACCATCCATCCGGATTGCCCGAAGCTCGTTTTCACGCTTAGGGGATGACCCAAAAACCAATTGCAGTTGTTCAACCGATTGTGATCACCGGAGTGTATAGAGCCCAAGATGGCTCGAAGCACGGTTAGTTATTCATGGCATTACCATGGTAGCGAGACGTTTCAAATGTAGATGCTAGTCATCGAGGTCTTTCTGTGGGAAGGATGAATTCACAACTCATTCCAAAGGGGCCCGTGATCCCTTTCAGATATGATCAGGCGCTGTTTACAGTGACCGGACAGAATTATAGTGAACGTCGGTCCTTGATGGGCTTAAGGTATATCGGCTGCAGGAGACGTGCCTGTTTGTGTTTCTTCAAAATGACAACACCTCTTTTTATCGAGGACGTCAGCGTGGCCCGAAAGGGCCGTTTCCAACTCATGTTGGAACAAGTGTCGGGGCCTAGTGCAGGGACTAGGCATTTCAACTCGACGGAGTCGGAGTCGGGGATGAAGGCGGCAACGGCGCCAGGGGAATTCGACCCTGCGGAGTTGGACGTTGTGAAGGAGTTGGCGAAGTTCCACCCGTTGGTGACGTGGAAGAAGTTGAGGTATGCAGTGATACCTGGACCGGGAGCGTTCGGTCGGACGGTTACCGCCCATTATGGGTGGGTACCGCCGGGGCAGAAGGCTCCAAAGACGAGGGGCGAGTTCGCCAATCTTCCGGGCTACACCTTTCAGGTGTTCGGAGGAGTGGCTGACCCGAACTTCGAGGGGAGGTGGCTGGATGCGCCTTTCTCACAGAGCCGGCATGCTGTTATTTGCAGCGGCTTAGTGGGAATCGCATCTTGCATGAAGATGGTGTGGTTTGTTGAAGAGGCGGATGTTGGCGCGACGAAGGGAACCGGAGTGAGGGTTTTCTTCCGCTTCGAAGGTGAGTTCGAAGTCTTCGGTCAGTTTTACTGATTGAAGTCGCGAAAGTTTCGACATTCATAGAGAAGATGAATAATGAGTTTAGCAGGTTGCCAAACAACTTAGTCGAGAATAAGAACCTGTAAAGGATTCCCGAGTCAGGGATGTAAATCTATGGCAATCCATCCGGCACTCGGAGATCAAACAGTGTGAGTTTCGATAGGGAAAACTGCCCATGCGCAACAAAGTTCAACTCTTTATTGAGATAGTAACGAAAATTAGCGTGAAGTAGGTACATATCATCAGCGAAGAAGTGGTATTCTAGGCCAGTGGATGCTAGAAGTTGCAGAACACAGAAATAAAACAAAGTTGTCGACACTTATAGCGACTACACAACGTGTAATAAAAATGGATCTTGGAGTCTACCCGCAGACGAATATGACGGGTAAAGCTGTAAGTCACAGCATCAGCGCCATCCCAATGGATTTCTCAGCCTATCTTGCAGAATGCTCAAAAGCCACAGAGAAAAATGAGGATGGAGAGACCTATCTATTTGAACCCGCTTTTGAATCAAATCCTGTGCGAACAGGACTTGAACAAGAAGGCCCATTTGATGACGATGGAGATGAGGTCTATTGGTTTGATGCCAGAGAGTTTCCGGATTATTCCGGAAAGAAATCGAGCGACGATGTTCTGAGAGATCTTTCAAAGATAGAACTCTTAGAGTTGATCAAAGATCGTTTTGATTTTTACGTTCATCATGCTGGTTCGAAACCAGGGGAAATGGAAGTTTTCCCGGAATTGGATCATGACGGCGATATGATTTTTGAAATTCCTGCTTGTAAACCGAAGGTGGCGGCACCTAAGGTGATAACAAAGGAAATTGAGAAAATTGTTGAAGTTGTCAAAACTGTGATTAAAACTGAGACTATGCCTTGTAGTCTCACACACATTGACGAGCCTGTAGGATTACAGAAGGTTCGAGAAAATTGTGACGTTCACAGTGCAAAAATGATAGCGTCTATACTCTCTGGTTCCAAAGTACCGCCGACCGTTGTAAATGGTTGGTTGTACATGATGACCAAAGACGAAAGTTGGGCTAAAATTTGCGAAGTAAAATGATAGTTTCTTTTTCTATCTACGTTCGGTCAAGTTGGGATATTCTCTCATCCGAATAAAGAAC